AACAAAAATAACAAGGAGCAAATAAACATGAACCAAGTAGCAGAGAAAAAGACTGCAGGACTTCCTTCAAATATGTTTGAAGAAGATGCAGCAAAAGGTCTGGGTGCAATAGGTCAAGAAGATCTAGCCCTTCCTTTTTTAAAAATCCTAGGACAACTTTCACCAGAAGTTAATAAACGTGATGGTAAGTATGTTGAAGGTGCAGAGCCAGGAATGATTTACAATTCTGTCTCTGGAGATCTATACGACGGAGTAAAGGGTATCGATGTGATACCTTGTTTTTACAAACTCGAGTACATCGAATGGAAAGATAGAGGAGAAGGACCGGGTGCACCAGTTGCAATCTATGATTCTTCTTCTGATGTCATGTCTAAAACAAAACCAGATGCAAACTACAAAGATAGATTACCAAATGGTAATTACATTGAAAAGACTGCATCTCATTTTGTAATTGTAACGGGAGATAGTCCATCGACAGCGCTGATATCTATGAAATCTACTCAATTAAAAATTAGTAGAAAATGGAATTCAATGATGTCTGGTATAAAGATGAAGGGTGCAAATGGATTATTTACACCGGCATCTTTCAGCCACATTTACAAACTAAAAACCACGCAAATGTCAAATGACAAAGGCACATGGTTTGGTTGGGAAGTAAGTAAAGCTGGTCCAGTAACTGATCAATCCTTATACGGTCAAGCTAAGTCGTTTAGTGAAAACATATCGAAAGGTAATGTAAAAGCTAAACATGGCGAAGACAAACCTAAGGAAGCTAGCATTATATAATTCCTTCGGGAATATGTGCACAGTGTGGGCCATGAAGGAGACTGACTGGCCCACATCAGGAATGTTATGGATGAAAAATATATAAAATTTTTTGAAGGCTATAGGCTAGCTTATGGTGTAGCAGACATGTCTACACTAAAGATAGACCCAGAAAGTAGAAAGCAAAAACCGATATACAGATGGAACGACGAAGCTCTAACAGATCAAGTATATAAAAATCATTTAGAAGGAACACAATCTATCGGTGTGCAGCCATGCACAGAAGACGGCAACGCAAGGTTTGGTGTTGTTGATGTGGATCCACAAAATTATGAAGAGTTTGATAAAAAATTTTTTATAGATGTAATTCAACAATACAATCTACCTTTGATACCTGTCTTATCTAAAAGTGGTGGACTACACCTATACATGTTTATGACAGAATTTGTACCTGCAGCATTAATAAAATCTTTCTTAAGTAATTTGTTACCTCTGTTCAGATTAAAACCAGATTGTGAAATTTTTCCAAAACAAACACAACTAACAAAGGATAATGAAACAGGACAATTAAACAAAGGTAACTTCATAAATTTACCATACTTTAAAAAAGAACAAAGGGTTGCAGTAAATATAGATGGCACACAGTTTACTTTCGAACAGTTTATACAAGTCATAGAGTCTAACATTGTAAGTGGTGATGATCTTAAAACAATTACAGAGTCTATAGAGAAGCAGGACATGGAAGGTGTGGACGATGAGTTTACAGAAGGTCCACCTTGTTTGGCAAAACTATCTACGATTATGAAGGACCCGGCTTTTGATGGCAAAGATAGATTTATGTACAACTACCATGTGTTTGTTAAAATGAAATATCCAGACACGTGGCAACAAAAAGTTATGAACGCACCAGTAAAATATTTTGCAGGCGAACATGCAAACGCGTGGGACAAGCAACACTTAAATCAAAAACTAAGATCATGGTCGAAACAATTTAAGGGATTCACTTGCACACAGAGTCCTATCAGCGAGCATTGTAAGAAAGGTATCTGTGTTAAAAAGAAATTTGGTATACTTGCAGGATCAAAAGGTTCTTATCCTGTGCTGACAAATCTTAAAAAGATAGATTTAGACCCAGAACCAGAATATGAATTTGATGTCACCAAACCAGATGGTATCGGTACAGCTACAGTACACTGTAAAACAATTGAACATGTTAATGATCAACGTAAACGCAGAAATGCGATAGCTAGAGCTGCAGGGTTTCCACCACCAATAATAAAAGGTGATGAAGATCAGATGGTTCTAGAAGCTTTGTATCAAACACAGAAGATTGTACATCCACCGATAGGCACATCACCAAAAGAAAAATTACATGATGTACTGCATGCAAAGATAAACGGACCTAAGGCAACAAACGATGCAAGTTTTAAATCTGGCACGGTGCTGGTTGAAGAAGGATATGCATATTTTAAATTTGATAAATTTTATGACAAACTTAAATCAAAAAATTGGAAGTACGGAGAGGACAAGACAGGTGTCATGATGAAAACAAACTACATGAAGTGTGACATACAATTTCTAGAACAAAAAAGATTTCCATCAAAAGAAAAAGGCAAATACAATACACCTACAAAAAATATCGTAATGATAAGCATAGAAGATTTTGAAGATATAAAAATAAACCACACAAAAATAAAACATAAGACGGAGATAATGTGATTAGGAAAATATTGGGTCCTCCAGGTACAGGTAAAACTACAACTTTAATAAAGTATGTAAAAACTTTTAAGAAATTAGGAACGCCAATAGATAGAATAGGATACTTTGCTTTTACAAAGAAGGCTGCAGAAGAAGCAATAGACAGAATGTTGGACGCATTCCCACAGCTACAGAAAAAAAATTTAAAACATTTTAGAACACTGCATTCACTTGCATTTGATAGACTAGGTTTAAAAAAATCTCAGGTCATGCAGGACGAGCACTACGAAGATATAGGTAGAAAGTTGGGTATCGAGGTTACAGTTTATTCAAATGGAGAAGAGAAAACAGGTTTTATAGACTCAGACAGTGAGTATTTTAACATAATAAATGCTGCAAGAATTAAAAACATAGAGCCAGAAGAAGAATACAATACAGATATGTACTCTGAAGACATAGATAAACACATGCTGCAAATACTAAAAGACGAAGTAGATAATTATAAGGATGCTTTTAAATTAGTTGATTTTACTGACATGATTGAAAAATTTAATGTGTCAGAATTGTGTCCAAAGTATGACGTAGTATTTATCGATGAAGCACAAGACTTATCACCAATACAATGGAAGATGTATGACATATTAAAGAAAAATTCTAAACATGTTATATTAGCCGGTGATGATGATCAAGCAATTTATGGGTGGGCAGGTGCAGATGTAAAACGTTTTCAAGACGAACCGGCTAAAAGTATAGTGCTACCAATCTCATACAGGGTGCCTCAGTCTGTGCAGCACATAGCAGATCAGATACTAAGTAGAATTCCTGATGACAGACGAATTAAAAAACAATGGGCACCGCGTCCGAAATCAGGGACCGCAAACCATATTACTTCAATTGAAGACGCACCTTTACATAACAGTGACTGGTTAATTTTAGCTAGAACCAATGACAAACTTTTAAAATTAAAACCATTACTACGAGATATGGCTATTTATTTTGAAATAAAAGGTAAAAAGAGTTATAAGATTAGATTGTATACAGCGATAAAAAATTATACCAGGTGGACGCACGGAGACAAATTATCTTTGTCTGAATGTAGGGACTTGTTTGAATTTTTAGAATTAGAGTGGGTCATGAAAGAAGAGAGAATGTATGATTTAGCAGAGTTTGGTTTTACATTAGACCAAAATTGGTACGAAGTATTTAAAGCTGATCCAGAAGAATGTCTGTACATAAGAGAAATGTTACGTAGTGAAGAAAAATTAAACAACCCACCGAGAGTAAAACTATCTACAATACATGCAGCAAAAGGTGGTGAAGCAACAAACGTATTATTAATTTTAGACAACACAAAAAAAATAAGAGAAGCAGTAGAAAAAAACGAAGACAAGTCTGATGAAGAACACAGAGTCTGGTACGTAGGTGTAACACGTACAAAACAAAATTTATATATACTAACAGCTAAACAGGAGGACAAAGGATATGACATCGAAAGTTTGGGATAAGCAGCACGGCGGGAGTCATTATAAGAATTTTAAAATTCAGCCAAGTAAGTTTGTGGTGGAGAATGAATTGCTATACCCCGAAGGTTGTGCTATAAAATATATAATTCGCCACAGGTTGAAAGGAAAAAAGCAAGATATATTAAAAGCAATGCATTTTTTAGAAATGATAATTGAAAGGGACTATGGAACCAAATAATCGCGTACCCGACTACATGGGTCTGTTTACATGTTTGTGTATTCTTTGTTATTTAGTAGCATGAAGATACCTAAATTTGAAGCACAAACAGAGTGGGTAAAACCCACAGAGTTTCCAGACTTACGTCAGGTTGATGAGATTGCAATTGACTTGGAAACAAAAGATCCTGATCTAATTAAAAAAGGATCAGGTGCCGTAATAGGCAATGGTGAAGTTATTGGTATTGCCGTTGCAACAAAAAATTTTAAAGGATATTTTCCAATAGCTCATGAAGGTGGTGGTAACATGGACAAACAAAGAGTCTTGTCTTGGTTTAAAGATGTTCTTGAAGCACCATCAACAAAAGTATTTCACAATGCAATGTACGACGTGTGTTGGATCAGGGCCATGGGATTTAAAATTAATGGTGACATTGTTTGTACAATGATAGCCGCAGCCGTAACGGATGAGAACAGATTTCGTTATGATCTCAATAGTTTATCGTGGCATTACTTAGGCTATGGTAAGAACGAAGCCGCTCTTGCAGAGGCTGCATCTGAGTGGGGCATAGATCCAAAATCAGAAATGTATAAACTGCCATCAATGCATGTTGGCGCATATGCAGAACGGGACGCCGAGGCAACGTTTGGTTTGTGGCAAGAAATGAAAAAAGAAATAATTAGTCAAGACTTAGAAGATATATTTGATCTTGAAACAGAACTGTTTCCATGTCTTGTAGACATGAGGTTCAAAGGTGTACGTGTGGATATAGAACGTGCACACGCAATGAAAAAAAAATTCAAGACTGCAGAAAAAGATTTACTTACAAAGATAAAAGGTGAAACAAATATTGATACACAGATCTGGGCAGCAAGATCAATTGCAAATGTATTTGACATGTTGAGATTAGAATATCCACGTACAGACAAAACACAGGCACCAAGTTTTACAAAAAATTTTTTACAAGAACACAAACATCCTGTCGTTAGGATGATTGCACAAGCAAGAGAAATAAACAAAGCACATACAACTTTTATAGATTCTATTCTACGTTACGAACACAAAGGTAGAATACACGCTGAGATAAATCAGCTTAGATCACAAACCGGGGGCACGGTTACTGGTAGGTTTTCCTACCAGAATCCTAATCTACAACAGATACCTGCACGAAATAAAGAACTTGGACCTGCTATTAGAAGTTTATTTATACCAGAAAATGGCTGTAAATGGGGCTGTTTTGACTATTCACAACAGGAACCAAGACTAGTTGTGCACTATGCGTCTTTATATAAATTACCATCAGTGTATGATGTCATAGAGTCTTACAACAATGACTCTAGCGCAGACTTTCACCAGACTGTTGCGGACATGGCAAAGATACCTAGGTCACAAGCCAAGACAATTAATCTTGGTTTATTTTATGGTATGGGTAAAGCAAAATTACAAGCAGAACTTGGTGTAACAAAAGAAAAAGCTGCAGAATTATTTAACACGTATCACTCACGTGTACCATTTGTAAAACAATTGATGGAGAAAGCTTCTAACAGAGCACAAGATCGTGGACAGATAAGAACTTTGCTTGGCAGACTATGTAGGTTTCATTTATGGGAACCAAATAGTTTTGGTATGCATAAAGCTATGACCCACGAAGATGCACTCAGGGAACATGGACCAGGGATAAAACGAGCTTACACATACAAAGCATTAAATAAATTAATACAAGGATCCGCAGCTGACATGACAAAAAAATCTATGTTAGAGTTATATAAAGAGGGAATTATACCACACATACAGATACATGACGAATTAGATCTATCAATAGAAGATGACGCACAGTCAAAAAAAATAATTGAAATTATGGAACAGGCTGTTAGTCTAGAAGTCCCCAACAAAGTTGACTACGAGTTCGGAAAAAACTGGGGAGATATAAATGGATAACTATGGCTTATTTAAATGCAAACATACCTGTAATAGAATGTTGTGTCAGGGGTAATTACCTTAGAGATCAAAAAGATTCACACGATAAATATTTTGAAGTAGGAGTATTTGGTTTTAGTTCTATACCAAACAGAGTACCATTATTTCATTTCTTAATG